CCCCCGCCCCGCCCGCCGAGGTGGAACCACCCGGCGACCTGTCCGACGCGGCCCGCGAACAGTGGGACCGGCTGCTGCCCGTGCTGCCGGAGCCGCTGACACCGGCCGACGTGCCGGCGTTCGTGATGTTGTGCAACGCGCTGGTCGCCTACCAACAGGCGGACGAGTTCCTGACGTCGGCGGGGCTGATCATCACCGACGGCGGCAGGGTCGTGGAGAACCCGGCGTTGCGGGTACGGAACGCGCAGGAGGCGTCCGTGGCCCGCTGGTCGGCGAAGTTCGGGCTCACCCCCGCCGACCGGCCGCAACGACCCGCGCCGGGCCGCCGTGACGGCGGCATCCCGCACTTGGTCGAGCAGTAACCACACCCATTGAGTAAGGCCGCGGCCGGGCGTCGCGGATCGTCCCGGTCGGGCATCGGGTCGCCACGGCGACGGTAGCGCCGGCCCTGCACCGTCGGGGGGGTCGAGCGTGCCGAAGCCGATCCCCGAACAGGTACGTGAACAGATCCTCGCCGACGTACGAGCCGGCGGCATGTCCCGTAACGCCATCGCCCGCAAACACGGGGTGTCGGCGTCGACGGTGACGAAACTGGCCCGTGACGCCGGCCTGGTCGACGCGTTCGACCGCACCCACACGGAGGCGGCGACGGCGGCGGCCGAGTTCGACGCCCGGCAGGCCCGGCGTCGGCTCATCGAGGACCTGTACAGCGACGCGCAGGCGATGCGGGAACGCATGTGGTCGCCGTACACGCAGGTCATCACCGGCCCCGCCGGGCCGGAGTTCGTGACGACGAAGCTGCCGCCGATCCGGGACCAGCAGTCGGCGATGGGGTTCGTCACGTCGGCGCTGACCAAGGCGGTCGACCTGGAGAAGGTCGACGCCGACGGCGGCGCGGCCGGCGCGAAGACGATGATGAACGACCTGTTTGGCGCGATGCAGCTGGCCTACTACCAGATCGTCGCAGAGGACGCGGCCGGTGCCACGGGGGCAGACCGCCCGGCCAGCGGGGAAGCCACCGCCGGTGATGGTCTCGGGGGCGGCGGTGGCTGACCCCCCGTTCAACCTGGACGCGGTGTGCCGGGTCATGTCCCGCAAACAAATCCGGTCGATCATGGAGTGCAACGCCCGGATCAACCTGTGGTCCGGTGCCGTGTCGTCCGGGAAAACCATCGCCTCGCTGATGGCGTTCCTGTTCGCCGTCGCCCGCGCCCCGGAGAACGGGCTGGTGTTCATCGTCGGCCGCACCCTGGACACGGTCGGCCGGAACATCATGGAGCCGCTGACGCAGCCGTTCGGACCGTTCGGGCCGGTGTCGCGGTTCATCACCTACACGCAGGGCGCGAACCGGGCGAAGGTGTTCGGCCGCACCGTCTACCTGGTCGGCGCTAACGACGTCCTCGCCGAAGGCCGCATCCGGGGTGCGACCGCCGCCCTGATCTACATCGACGAGGCGACGCTGATCCCGGAGTCGTTCTTCACGATGTGCCTGTCCCGGCTGCGGGTGCCCGGGGCGAAGCTGCTGGCCACCACCAACCCCGACGGGCCGATGCACTGGCTGCGCCGCCGGTTCATGCTCAACCGGCAGCTGAACATGCGGCAGTGGCACTTCACCCTGGATGACAACCCGTCGCTGACCCCGTCCTACGTGCAGTCACTGAAAGCCGAGTACACCGGCCTGTTCTACGACCGGTTCATCCTCGGCCGCTGGTGCCTCGCCGAAGGCGCGGTCTACTCCGCGTGGAACCCGGACCGGCACGTCGTTGACGAGTTGCCGCCGATCAGCGACTGGATCGGCGTCGGTATCGACTACGGCACCGTCAACCCGTTCGCGGCCGAACTCCTCGCCCTGGGCGGCGACGGACGTCTCTACCTGGCCGGCGAGTGGTACTACGACTCGAAGGTGAAACGGCGGGAGCTGTCCGACGCCGAGTACGCCGAACAGGTCAAACGGTGGCTGCTGAGCATCCCCCTGCCCGGCGGGCAGCGTGGCGTCGAACCGGGCTGGGTCGTCATGGACCCGTCGGCGGCGTCGATGCGGACCGCGTTGCTCGGCTACGGCATCCAGTCCGTACTGGCGGACAACGCGGTGATGCCCGGCATCCGGCAGCTGGGGTCGCTGATCGCCACCGACCGGTTCCGGGTCCACAAGTCCTGCCAGGGGTTCATCGACGAGATTCCCGGCTACAGCTGGGACGCGGACAAAGCGGAGAAGGGCGAGGACGCGCCGCTGCCGGTCAACGACCACGCGTTGGACGCCGTCCGCTACGTCGCCCGCACGACCGCGGCCGTCTGGTCCGGCCGGCTGCGGGAGCCGCTGTTCGACCTGGCCGCCTGACCAGGTTCTTTCGCCCCGAGAAATGAGGAGGGCCCGACGTGGCCGATGAAGAAGACACCCCGCAGGAGCCGTCAGCGGCTGAGTTGGCGTACGGGGCGGCGCTGGCCGCCCACAACGCCCTAGCCGACGCCCAAGAGCTGGTCGACGAGGTGATCGTCCCGGCCGGCGACGACCCGGGGGTGCCGTGCCAGGCCGCCCGGCGGATCGCCGCGCTGGTGGAGATCGCCGACGGCTACCGGCAGCTGGTGACGGCGCTCGCCGACCGGCCCAGCACGATCCTGCCGCCCACCGGCACCGACGGTGGGAAACCGACCCAGCCGCAGGTGCCCGGGTCGAAACGCGCCCAACTGAACTAGCGACCGGAGGGGAGGGAGCGTCCATGGTGGCGAAGACGCCGCAGCAGAAGGCCGCCGTCGAGCGGCTACGGGCGTGGGCGCTCTCCCCCGAAGCAGCCCGGCACTTCCGGTGGGGCACCGACCACGACATGACCCGCTGTATGAGGTTCTACCGGGGCAAGATGCCGCAGCGGATGATCGGCGGCTGGTGCTACCGGCTGCACCTGACCGCGACCGGCCACAAGCCGGGCCACGAGAAGCGGCGGGGCTGACCGGTGCCGCTGCCACCCGACCGGTCCGACTGGCCGCCCACGTCGACCGAGGATCCACGGGAGTGCTACCGGCGCTGGTCGGCCTGGTACCGGGGCGACACCTCGGAGCTGGCGATCGTCTACAACAACGCGATCGCCACCGTGGACCCGAAGCCGGTACCGGAGCGGGGTCTGCTGTCCCGGTTCCGGGCCCGGTTCTTCTGGGGCAACCCGGAGCAGCCCAACGCGCTCAGGCAGGCCCGGCTGCACATTCCGCTGGCGCACGACATCGCGGCCACGTCGGCGAACCTGCTGATGGGCGAAGCGCCGGAACTGGTCGTCGCATCCGACCACGACGAGACGCCGCGACGTAAGGACCCCACCAGGTCGGATGTGCTGAAGCAGCCGCACCCGGCGCAGCGGCGGCTGAAGTGGGCGATGCAAGAAGCCGGGTTGCACGCGCAGCTGCTGGAAGCGGCCGAGGTCGCGGCGGCGTACGGCGGCGTGTACCTGCGGATCACGTGGGACAAGGTCGTCGCCGACCATCCGATCGTGACGCCGATCCTGCCCGACCGGGCGGTGCCGGAGTGGCGGTCCGGCTACCTGGCGGCGGTGACGTTCTGGCGGAAGCTGCCCGCCCTCGCCGGAGACAAGACCGGCAGCACCTGGTGGCATCTGGAACGGCACGAGACCCGGGGCAGCCTGACCGGCGGCAACCCGTTCGGGGTGATCATCCACGGGCTGTACCGGGGGGAAGACGGCAACCTTGGTGAGCGGCAGCAGCTGACCAAGCACCCGGAAACGGCCGTACACGCACCGGCGACCGACGCTTTCGGGACGATCGTCACCGGGGCCCGCCGGCTGGCCGTCGAGTACCTGCCGAACATGCGGCCGAACCTTAGCCTGCCGGGGTCGCCGCTCGGCGGCTCCGACTACGACGGCGGCGTTGACCAGGGGTTGGACGCGCTCGACGAGGCGTGGACGTCGTGGATGCGGGACCTGCGGCACGGCAAGGCGCGGCTGATCGTGCCCGCCGCGTACCTGCGGAACCGGGGCCGGGGCAAGGGGGCGATCTTCGACCCCGAGCAGGAGGTGTACGAGCAGCTGGAGGCGCTGCCCCGCGCCGACGGCGGCATGGACATCCACAACGTCCAGTTCACGATCCGGGTCGCCGAGCACCAGGCCACCTGTGAGGCGTTGACCGCTGCGACGGTGCGGGCCGCCGGCTACAGCGTGCAGTCGTTCGGTGAGGGCGGCGACGGGGTGGAGGCGACCGCCACCGAGGTGATCCGGCGGGAAAAGCGGTCGTTCGCCACCCGACGGCGGAAGATCAACTATGCGAGGCCGGCGCTGTCCAGGCTCGCCGTCACCTGGTTGGAGATCTACGACCGGCACTTCGGTGGGAAGCTGCTGACCGACCCCGGGCTGCGGGTGTCGGCGCAGTTCCCCGACGGTGTCGCCGACGACGCCGAAACCGATGCCCGCGTGCTCGGCATGCTGCACGTCGCGGAGGCGATCAGCCTCTACCAGCGGGTCAAGCGGACCAACCCGGACTGGGAAGAGTGGGAGATCCTCGAAGAGGTCGACCGCATCCGCGAGGACAAGAAAGCGGACATGCCTGTCGAGGTCGACGAGCCCGGCGGGAAGACCGCGGCCGGGCAGCGTCCCGGCGACGACGGAGGCGGGAACAAGCCGCCGGCCGGGAGTCGGCCGGCATCCGGGAACCGGCCGCCGGCCGGCGACGGGTGACGGTCGTCTACGACGACGGGCAGTCCGTCGTCCACCACGGCGACTGCTTCGACCTGGTCGACGTGTGGGCCCGGCCCGGCGCGGCGGTGCTGCTGGTCACCGACCCGCCGTACGGCCGCAACTGGCGGCAAGGTGTCCTGCGGAAGAAGAGGTCGAGGTCGGACGGGGCCGTGGGGATCGCCGGCGACTCCTCGACCGACACCCGGGACCGGGCCCTCGCCGCATGGGGTGACCGTCCCGCCGTGGTGTTCGGTGACCTGATGCTGCCGCCGCCGGCCGGCACCCGGCAGGTGTGCGTGTACGCCAAGCCGCCCGACGCTGGGGCGCGCGGCGCGACCGCCGGGGTCCGCCGCGACGTTGAGGCGATCTACCTGGTCGGGCGGTGGCCCACTGGTATCGCGGGCGGGCGGGGCAGCGTGTTCGGCACCCGGTCGCACATCCTCGCCGGGGCGTCGGGGCCGGTCACCCGATACCAGCACCCGCACGCCAAACCGGTCGACATGCTCGAAGACCTGATCTCGATGGTGGCCGGGTCTCTGCCGGTGTGGCCGGAGCTGGTCGTGGACCCGTTCGCCGGCTCCGGGTCGGTGCTGGTCTCGGCCCGCAACCTCGGCATCCGGGCTGTCGGCGTCGAGGTCGTCGAGAGGCACTGCCGTACGGCGGCGGGCCGGCTGGCGCAGACGCCCCTGTCGTTTCCCCGTGAGCGAAAGGCGTCACCCGTTGATCAACAACTTGTTGCGGAAAGCTGACCCCGACTGGCGGATCTGGACGTACCACGTCGACTACCGGCAGCGTTCAAGCGAAAGCCGGTCGAAGGTCAACGTCGGGTTCTGGCTGAACGGTGTCCCCCGGCTGACCGTACGGTGCGCGTTGGCCGGGCATGTGCCGCTGGTCGACGGGACGGGGCCAACCCGGCTGGGCGAAAGGGCCGCGCGTTGGGTGGTGTGCGGCCGGTGCGGTGTCCGGCCGTCTCCGCAGGGCAGCCTCGACCCGGATCACTACCCGGCGATCGGCCTGCCCTACCCGGGTGACTTCATGCCCGCCGACGCGCTACCGGACGCGAGCAAGCCGCGTGCGCGGTTCGCCGCGTTGAAGTCGCTGCCCCGCCACTACCTGCCCGGCCCGTGGCCGCGCTGGCAACGCGGGGTGCTCGGCGGACAGCTGGTGGTGCTGCCGCGCAGCGCACTGAACGTCGGCGCGTCGATCAAGGTCGGTCACGGGGGGTCGGAACACGACCTCGCCTGCCACGTCTCCCTCGGCCGACTCGGGTCGCTGCACCTGCACACCGAGGAAATCGGCAAGGGTGTGGTGCGCTGGCTCAACCCGGACTGGGACAACACCTACCAGTCGCGGACGGTGTCCGTGTCCGTCGGCGGCGGCCGGCTGCGGTGGCAGCTGTGGATGCCCCGCGACGGATGGCAGAAGCCGCGCCGTGAACTCACCCGTGGGCAGCGGGCACGTGACGGCAGCCGCCCGGTTGCCCCGATGGACCTGCTGTTCGGCGCGCGGAAGAACCAGGTCACGGAGGTCGCGAAAGCCGGCGCGGTCGTGCGGCTACCGGACGGGGACTACCCGGTCGAGCTGACGCTGGAACGCTACGAGGCCCGCCGGCCCCGGCAACGGTGGGCGGGTGACGTGTCGTGGTGGGTGCACTGGTCGACGCCGAGAGGCGGCCGGGCGATCCCCACCGAGTTTCCGAACCGGAACCGGATCTACGGGTCGCAGGCGCGGATGGACGCCGCGTCGGCCCGGTCCGGCAGCTGGCCGGACGAAGCCGCCGCGTTGATCGCCGCCTGGGTGGCCCGGCACCGGGACCGGTACGGGTGGCCGCAGCCGGCCGCGCCGATCGACGACGAGCGGCTCCAGGCCGCGCTACGACAAGGGGAATGATCATGGCGTTGAGTGATCCCGTGCGGGTTGTGGCGAAGCTGCCGACCGGCGAGGCCCGGCAGTGGACCGGCGAAACCATGCAGGACTACCGCGACTTCGCGACCTGGGCGGGCTGGTCGGCCGGCAACGACATGTATCCCGGGGAGCTGGCCATCTTCTGGCATCCGCAGCTGGGCGCGAATGTGCAGGTGCGGCACAACCAGTGGGTGGTCAAGCCGACCGGCGCGCAGGTCGCCGAACTGCCGATGCCTGGCGAGCAGTACCGCAACGCCTGGGTAGCGCTCACTCTTCCGCTGTGACCGCACCCACCGCGCGGTCGGTGGAGGATCTCCCCTCCGCTGCCGCGTGGCTGTACGCCGAAGCTGAGATCAGCCTGGTCAGGCTGATCGGCCGCCGGCTGGCTCGTGGGCTGTCTGGTGGCGACCGGGATCCGCAGGCGTGGGCGCGTGGCCGGCTGGGTGAGGTGTCGCGGCTGCGGAGGGACACGTCGGCGCTGGTGCGTCAGCTCGCGACCGATGGTGACGCGGCGGCCCGGCACGCGGTCGCGGTGGCGTGGCGTAACGGCGACGACCAGGCGGTGGTGGCGCTGCGCGACGCGGGGATGCCGTCGCGTGCCCCGGACGCCCGGCACGGCGCGGCGGTCAGGGTCGTCGCGGACGCGCTGGTCGGCGAGTTGCGGCCCGTTCAGGCCGCGATCCTGCCCCGCGCGGAGGACGTGTACCGGCGGGCGGTCGCCGGGGCGGTGGCCCGGCACCTCGCGGCGGGGATGCCGCTGCGGTACGCGGCGCAGTCTGCGTGGCAGGCACTGGTCGACCAGGGTGTGACCGGGCTGACGGATCGGGCTGGGCGGCGGTGGCGGCTGCACACCTGGGTGGAGATGGCGGTTCGTACGGCGGTGACCCGGGCGGTCGCTCAGGCGGTCGTCGACCGGTGCGTGCTGGCCGGGAACCGGTTCGTGTGGGTGACGGACCGGCCCGGCGAGTGCCCCCTGTGCCGGCCGTTTGAGCATCGCGTGCTGGCGTTGTGGGGTCAGGCGGTCGATGTGGAGGTGTCGTCGCCTCGCGCGCCGGGCCGGCTGGTGCCGGTGCGGGTCAAGGCGACGTTGGAGCAGGCCCGAGCCGCCGGGCTGCACCATCCGCAGTGCAGGCACGACCTGTGGCCGTTCGTGCCGGGGGTGACCCGGCTCCGGGCGGGGATTCCCGACCCGGCGGGCTGGGAGGCCCGGCAGCGTCAGCGGGAGATCGAGCGGCACCTGCGGCGGTGGCGTGCCCGGGAAGCGGGCGCGTTGACCAGGGAGGCCGCACGGGACGCGGCGGCCCGGGTGGCGGCGTGGGACGCCGAGATGGAACGGCACCTGGCCGGGGCGGGGCTTGACCGGCTGCGGCATCGGGAGTCGCCGGGCGCGGGCTGGGAAGCGGGTCCGGCGCGGCGGGACGACCCGGTCGGGGTGTAACCCCGCCAGTTCATTTGATCGCAGACCCAGACGGCGCACCGTCTGGGTCTTCTGTGTGCCCCGGGAGGGCGAAGCGCATGACGAGGCAGACACCACCGGGCGTGGTGATCTCACCGACCGGCACCGTCCACCAGCGGGGCGGCAACATCATCGGCTGGGACCGGCGAGGTCGGCCGATCCGGCTCGTCGCGGGTGGCAGCGGCGAAGGCAGTGGTGGCGCGGCTGGTGGCGGCGATGGCGGGTCGGGCGGCGGGGACGGTGGTGCACCGTCAGCTGGCAGTGAAGGCGGCGGGGGTGTTCCCCCGACGCCGCCGCCTCCCGTCCCGCCGGCACCGCCTGCGCCGACCCCGCAGCCATCGCCGGCACCGCCGGCACCGCCAGCGGGGTCGGGCGGCGGCGGGGACGACCCGCCGGCCAGCGGGGAAACCGGCGGTACGGCGGAACGCGTCGAAGACCTCCCCCCATGGGCGCAGAAACGCATCAAAGACCTCGCCAAGGAAGCCGGCGACCACCGGATCAAAGCCAAGACCGCGGCCACCGAAGCGAAAGAAATCAACGAACGGCTGGCCGGGTTCCTCGACGGCTTCGCGAAGGTCCTCGGACTGGCCGAGGACGAGGAGAAGCCGCTGACGCCGGAGCAGATGACGGCGCAGATCGCCGACCTGACCCGCAACGGTGAAGACCTGGCGTCGAAGCTGCGGGCGGCGAGGGTCGAACTGGCGGCATGGCGGACGGGCTCCGCTCACGACGCCGACACCCGCGAGTTACTCGACTCGCGGGACTTCTTCGGCCGGATCACCGGGCTGGACCCGGACGCCGAAGAGTTCCCCGGACAACTGTCCGAACTGATCAAGACGGCGGTGGAGTCCAACCCCGCCAAATTCCGGCTGGCTGCCGCGCGGGCCGCGCAGCAAGCCCCATCAGGAGGCGAGTTCAGCGGCGGGCCTGCTGGCGAGCGCAACGTCAACGAGATGGACGTCGACGAGCTGCTGAAAAAGCGGCGCGAGTGGTTGGCGTCCTAACAGGCCGGGAGAGACCCTATGCCGAACACGTTCATCACGCCAGAGACCATCGCACGGCAGGCTCTGGCCAACCTGTACGACCAGACGATCATGGCGCAGCTGGTGCACCGGGACTACGACCCGGACTTCTCCGGCAAGCAAGGCGACACCGTCATGGTGAAGCGGCCACCGATCTTCGAGGCGCACGAGTACAACCGCCAGGACGGCATCCTCGTGCAGGACATCACCGAGACAAAGTTCCCGGTGGTGCTCAACCACTTCGCCGACGTTTCGGTGGCCATCACCACCGAGCAGCTGACGTTGGAGCTGTCCACGTTCAACGAGACGGTGCTCAACCCGGCGATGGAAGCCATCGCGCAGAAGATCGAACGGGATCTGCTGTTGCTGCGCGACGACGTCACCGCGGTCATCGGCACCACCGCCTCCGGGTCGGAGACGTGGTCCGACCCGCGTGTCGCCATCGACGCGGACGCGACGCTGACCGAGGCGGCGGTACCGATGTCGCAGCGGCGGCTCGTCGTCGGCCCGCGTACCGGCGCGGAATGGCTCAAGGACGACCTGCTGAACCGGGCCGACGCCCGGGGCGACACGACCGGCCTGCGGGAGGCGTCCCTCGGTAACCGGCTGTTCGGGTTCGACGCCTACCGCACGAACTCGATCAAGAAGCCGGCTGCGACGACGGGCAACCCGTCCACGGAGGTCGGGCTGGGCTTCCACCGGACCGCGTTCACGCTGGTGTCCCGCACGCTGGACCTGCCCCGGGGTGCGACGCAGGCCGCGATCCAGTCCTACCGGGGCTTCGCGCTGCGCGTCGTCATCGACTACGACATGGACCAGAAGTCTGACGTCCTGTCGATCGACACCCTGTACGGCACCAAGACGATCGACGCTGACCGGGCCGTGCTGATCCACGGCGACCTGGTCCCGTAAGGAGAGCAGCCATGTTGAACAAGCACCGGTACTTCTCCAAGCAGGTGACCGTCGCGTCCCCGGCGACGTCGTCGCACATCATGTGGCGGGCCCCGTACGCGTGCAAGATCCTCGCGGTGCGGGCGATCCGCACCGGCGGGTCGGGGGCGGTCGTCAACGCCAAGGTGGGGGCGGACGACGTTCTGTCTCCGGACCTGTCGCTGACCGGCACCGACTGGATGGCGGGGGTTCTCGACGAGGACCAGGTCCGGATGGCGGCAGGAGACACCCTGTACGGCGAGATCGTGTCGGCGGCCGGGTCTCCGACCTCACTGACGATTCAGGTCGATCTGGTGATCGACGCCGACGTGCGGTAAGGAGCCGACCCGTGTCCTACACCTACATCAACATCAACAACCCGACGCGGCCGTTCACCACACCCGTACGGCGGCCGGACCTCGAAGCCCGACCGAACTGGTTCCTGACCGGGGCTCCGTCCGGGGTCGACGTGCAAGCGCCGCCGCCGATCAACGCGACCGGGGTCATGTCCCGGCCGCAGGTGAGGTCGCCGCTGACCCGCGAGGAGCACCGCGCGAAGGCGGTGCGGGACTCGGCGCTGGCGCAGGCCGGGCTGCTGCGTGACCCGTCACGCACCGGCGAGACCGCCGACGTCGAATCGGACCGGCAGAGCGCCGCCAAGGGGAACGACGACGACGACGGCGACGGGCCGGTGATCGAACCGCCCGGGAAGAACGCCCCGAAGGCGGTGTGGGTGGCGTTCGCTAAGGCCGTCGAAGCCAACCGCGACGGCGACCGCTGGCACACCGACGACGAGTTGGGGCAGCTGACCGTGGCGGAGCTGCAACAGAAGTACGGCGTCGCCGAGACGTCGTGACAGACGGCGGGCCGGTGCTCTCCCGGGGTGAGAGAACGCCGGCCCGCCTTCCACCCGGTGGTGAGGGGGTGAACGGTGCCGGTCGTTCGTAACACGGTGGTGGACCCGGCCGGCAGGCCGGTGCCGGGCGCGCGGGTGCAGATCCGGCTGGTCGCCGGGGTCGACGTCGCCACCGCCGGCTACATCGACGACGCGACGGTGATCGGGTTCCGCGAGATCCGGGCGGACGCGTCCGGGGACTGGCAGACGGCGCTGATCCCGAACGTGGACATCGTGCCGGAGAACACCTACTACGAGGTGCTGGAATCGCCGGCCGACGGCGGGTGGACACATGGACCGTACCGGCACACGATCGTCGTACCCGACGCGCTGTCCGAGTACGAGTTGGTGGATCTGCTGGCGGCGGACATCGAAACACCGGTGCAGGTGATCACCGGCCCGCCGGGGCCGCAGGGTCCGCAGGGTCCGCAAGGCGAACAGGGCGTCCAGGGCCCGCAGGGTGACCCGGGCCCGCAAGGCGAGCAAGGGCTGACCGGACCGGAAGGTCCGCAGGGCATTCAGGGCATCCAAGGCCCGGAAGGGCCGACCGGTCCGCAAGGCCCGGAAGGGCCGACCGGTCCGCAAGGCCCGGAAGGGCCGACCGG